GTATTTCCAAGAAGTTTTGTAGAAGTCATATGAACCTCTTCTAAATCCAGAGAAACCTAAGTTAAGCGCCATGTCTTCAGAGTTTTCAAATACACCGTAAGATGTACCACCAGCTCCGTAAGAATTTTGCTGTGCTAACATGTTATCAAATAATAACTCAGTTTTTCTGTCTAAGAAAAGCATATTTTCTTCAATAGCTCCTTGAGTATCTAAGTTTTCAAGTACTTGATCAAAGTCTTGTAATGATCCAGCATATCCTGAAAGTACGTTACCACCATTGTTAATAGCAGCAAATAAACCTTCAGTACCTAAAAGTGGAGCAGCACCTAAAGTTCCAAAAGAGTTAACGTTTGCAACGTTATCTCCAAAAGCTTTAGAACCAGCACCCATTCCAGTAGTAGCTAATTCACCTTCAACCATTGACATTTCAAGATAATCTTCAAATCTCATTCTAGTTTCACCTTCAGCCTTTAAATACCAAAGATAACCGCTAGTTCCGTCTTCACCAGCAACTTCAACCCAACCGATTTGTGCAGTATCAGATCCGCTTACAGCATATCTGTTTCTGATAATAATTGGCTTGTTTTGGAAAGTTGTTAGTTTAGGTTGAATAGACTCACCTGTAGTTGAGTTATCTAATGTAGAACCTTTAGCATATTCAGAACCAAAAACAAATACTTTTAATCCAGTTTTTGCAGCAGCTGCAGCACCTGAGATAAATTTCTGGTTGTAAGCATAAGCAGTAAAAGTTGCATATGCAGCTAATGGACTTACTGGAGCACCTCCAGAGTTACCTACAATAGCTTTTACCGTAAACGAAGGATCGTTAGGATCCATAACTACTATTGTTGCGTTTGGCATAATAGCATTGTTTACAGCATCAGTAGCGACGATTGCACCACCACCTGGTTTGTTGATAGTCATTGTGAAACCATCAGCAGCTAGACTTACATTATCATATGCGATATGTAATCTATTTTGCTCAGACCAAACAACTTGGTCAGACATCATTGGCATTTCAGCGCCAACCATTCTTAAGAAGCCACTTAACGTTCTGTTTCCATAACGCTCTACCTCTGCTTCATAAATTTCTGGTAGATATTGTTGAGAGAAATCTCTTGTTCCGTCTGTAAAGCTCATATAGTTAGAAACTAATAATTGCTGTTCAGAACTTGGAGATAATCCCCCAAACTGAGGACTTAATACACCCATAATAAATAGTTTTAATTGTTAAATTTACTTCGTTTGATTTTTAATCGTGAACTATCCACACCGTCTATAGCTCGAACTTTAAATCCTCCAACGTAAATATCTTGCGCACCCGATTGACGCGCTTGATCAATTGTAGGGTTTTTTGATTTTTCTACAACTGTTTTAATTCCATCAGATTTTCCTTGTTCGTAAAAATGATTTACTATTTTATCTATATTCTGTGCGGCATATATAGCTTTATGATAACCTTTCGTATCTTTAACATTTCCTTCTTTGTCTAAGAACCTCTCGACGAAGTTGTTTAGATTAGATTGATTTTCTGCAACAGCACTGGGATCTTTAACACCATATCTATACTTCTTTTCTCCAACTGCGAAATCAAAACCTTTGAATTCATCAGAGAACATCTGTTTAGTAGTGTCAATGAATTTTTTATGCCTTTGCGTAGCTACTTCCTGTTCTTGGTTGTAGCGATTAAAGAATTCCATTGCTTTTTGTTGTTCTTGAGTTACTCCAGGTCTCAACTTGATTTCCTCGTAGTACTTATTCTTCATGTCCTCCAAAAAGTTTTTGGCTTCTGCAACCGCTTCTTTTTTAGCGAGTTTTTTTCTTTTGACGTCTCGCTCTTCGTCAATTTCGTCATCATAGATAAAGTTTTCTTCGATAATAAAATCAACTTCTTCTTTATCTAAATGTGGTTTTGTTTTGCTATAATATTCTCTTAGTAATTTATCATCATTTACATTAGAATAATCAGCGTTTAATCTTACATAATCTTCTACCGTACCACCTGTTTCTTCCATAAATTTAACTAAATTATTTATGTTTTCTGGTAAAACTTGTTCAGGTTGAGATGTTTCTATTTGTTTCTCTACAACTCTCTCTGGTTCGGATGAAACTTCGACAATAGGCGATTCGGGCTCTTGTACTTGCACGACTTCCTCGCTGGACCGTACTTCTTCATCCACTTTTGATAAATCTTCGGTTCGTTTATCTTCAGGTAATTCATTTGTTTCTCCGATTCGAATGGCATCGTCTTCTTTTTTAGTTTCTGTTTCTGTTTTTTTATTTAAATCTACTTTGATAGGTTCTTCAACTTTAGCATTTCCCTCTAAAGATGTATCTACTTTAGATAAATCTACTTTAAAAGGTTCATCTTTTTTACCTTTAAACTTATCAAATTTAGGTTTTGACATTTTCATATCACCACCTTCCTGAGTAGTTTCTTTAGCTACCTCAGGCTTAGTTGTTTCTTGCTCTGACATAATATAATATTATAAAATTAATTAAATACCTGGTTGTGCACCAGGACCTTGTTTCTCAAAATCAATAGGCATTAAATCATTGTTTCTTTGATCTATCATAGCGCTTTGCTGTGAGCCTTCAATTTTAGTTCTTTTATCTTTACGATCTTCAATAGCAGCTTCTTTAGATTGCATTGCTTCAACTTCCATTCTCTTTAACTCTAAATCAAATTGATGTTGAATTTGCATTTCTTGTTGTTTAATTTGAGAAGCAGTTTGTAATCTTTGTATCTCCATTTGATTCTTAGCTTGTTCAAATTGTACATTAGAAGCAGTTAAAGCTTGTTGTTTTTGAACTTCAGCTTCAGCGGTAGCTTGAGCAGCTTGTGCTTTTGCTTGTTCTTGAGCCTGCATCATTTGTTGTTGTTGTGCTTGTTGCTCTTTAGCTCTACTCTTTCTTTTTTGTTTTAACACATCATTAGCAAGTTTTAAATTTTTAACCTGTCTAATATCAATAGCATCTTCTAAATCAATACTATTTTGTTGTAAAGCCATTTGAATGTTTTGCTCTAACATTTGTTTTTCTTCTTCTTCTGGTTCTAGTTTTAAATAAATACCAAAATCATGAAGATTTAAATTTTGTATTTCAGACAATGTACCTACATTATAAGTAGATATAGAACTTTTCAAAGAATTTAATGTTAAAGGGTATTTTAGTGAATCAGCTATTTTCAATGTAATATTCTCACACGTTCTTAGTGTTAACCATAAACTAGCATTCAACAGGTGTTTAGTTGCTACGTTAGAAGCGTTGGCTGCCATTTTTTGTAAACCAACTAAAGTATTTTTATCTGGAACCGAACCATCTCTAGCTTCATTTAGTCCCGTCACATCTCTTATCATTTGTAAATAATACTGATAAGTCTGTATTAAGCTAGCAATTTTTTGTCCACCCGAAGATGTTTGTAATTCTTGAATAGGTACTTTACCTGGATTCATATCACCTTCTTGAGTTAATGATCTACCAACAATACTACCAGTTTGGAAATACATGTTTAAAGCTTCAGCTGGATTATAATTAGTACCATTACCTAGATCTACTTCAGCTAAACCATCCATATCTAAGAACACACCATCTGGAACCATTCTAGCAATAACTTGTTGTAGCTTTAAGTGAGTCAACTGAATCATATCAGCAAATCCAGTTATTTTATTTACAATAGAGTTTATTCTACCTTTATACATACGAGGAGCACATATAGCATAGCTCATCTCTACCTTTGTAGTATCAGCGAAAGGTCTAGTCATGTTTTCAGACAACTTCCACTCTATCAATTCGTTGTTACCTATACATTTTACACCTTGATAAAGAACTTCTATTTTTCTTTCTACTCTTTCAAAATTATCATTTACAGGAGGATTAAATGTATCTGGTTTTTCTAATGCTTTTTCTAAACCACTATCAGTTTGTTTTATTTTAAAAACTTGAGTATTATAAGTTTTGTATTCAAAAAACAACATTTGAATAGTATCAGGATCATATGTTTGCCAGCCATATAATCTTTCACTTTGATTACCTTTAGATTTAGATATTTTTTCTAATTGATCAGGTGTTAAATGTGGAAACTGTTTTGCTATTTCTGGTATAGTTAAAGCTTTAACCTCTCCAACATAGTATATGTCTTCAAAATTAGGGTCATCTGTATAAGAATAAATAAGTCTAGAAGGATCAACATAATTAACCGTAACTCCATTTGACTTGTTCCATTGTGTTTTTACAGCACCAATACCTAAAGTAACTAAATCATATATAAATCTTTTCTTTGTGTTTTTAAATTTATTTTTAGTTAAAGTATTGTCTATAACTTCTTCTTGAGCTATTTCTACAGCTTGCTTGTAACTTAACTGCATGTGTAAATCTAACTCTTCTTCGTTCTCTGGTAAATTAGCTGGATCAGGACTTTGATATTCACTAATACCTAGTGTGTTTTGTAGTTTTTGTAAATAAGGTTTTGCAGCCATATCTTGTAGTATAGCTGAGGCATAGTCTGTTCTTTTCTTTAATGAAACTGGATCTTGAGCAAAAGCTTGTATTTCAAAATCTTTTTCTGATAAACCATTTACAACAATATCTACAAATTTAGAAATAACAGGAACAGGTTTCCAGTCTAAATTAAGATAAGACATATCACCATTAATAGCTAATTCATCTTTATATTTTTGAACTGGTTGTTCACCACGAGCATATAATCTTAAGGTGTGGAATTGATTGTATGAAGCAGCAAATCTAGTCCCACTACCACCTTGTCTCCACCATTCACTTTCTATAGCTTGTGCTACCTGTCTACCGTAATCAATAGAAGATTTTTCAGCGTCTGGCACTACTTGGCTAGGAAATGCACTATTTGGATTTGCGTATATATTCATTTACTTAATTATTTTTGAAACCAATCCTTTATTATTATATTTTTTAATACCTAAATCTATTGGTTCACGTTTTCTTCTACTCACTGGAGCATATCTATTTTTATTACAAGCCATTAAAGCTAAACCTGAACTAATAGAAGCATCGTGACTTGTTCTATTATTTATATCAAATGCAGCCCAGTCTTCTAATGTGCGTTGAAAATAAACGCTTCCATAAGAATCACCGTTAAAACCTACAGCAGCTTCTATATATGATTCAATAGCAGCGGCATGAGCTTGTTTTATATCTTCACTAGAGTTAGGTATTCCACCTATTTCTTTTTCAGTTACAGACAATTTGTTCCATCTTTTGTCTGGTCTATTCATTGCAAAACCTCTATAACCTCTACGTTTAAAATGGTAAAGCAATCTAGGTTTGTTGTTTTCTACTAATATTGGCATACCATAAAAAACACAAGCCATTAAAACATCTTCAAAAAATATTTCAGCGGTTTGTGGTCTAGCAATATATTCTAAGAAAAAATGATCAGCAGGAGCTTCTTCCATGCTAAACTTAGTAAGACCATGTAAAGATCCGTTTGAACCTCTTTTATCTACTGTACCTGATATGTCATAAGGATCACAACCAAATGCTCCTATGTGTTCATTACCAGCGTACTTAATACCATTTTTTTCAATATATCTATTTTGTAGGTTTTTATTAGGTATCCATGTTATATAAAACCTACCTTGATTATTAGGAGCAAATATAACTCTTGTATCTTTTATACCATTCTCCCATAAAAAATTACCTTGTGTAACTAAAGTTTTATTATTAGCATCTTCATTAAAATCTATTTGTTGATATATTTTTGTTAGATTAAATAAAGATGATTTAGACTCGTCTCTAAACGCATGCTTAGTTGTACGTGGAAACTGTCTATAAAATTCGTTTAAAGCATCTTGACTATTTTTTAATCCTTCAACTTCGTTCTCCCAATATTCCAAAACCCCGATGTCGATAAAATCTCCTTGTGGTCCTTTGATTTCGGTATCTGGAGTGTCGAATACAGGTAAGCCATAAGAATCAATGTATCCTTCGTAGTTCCATTCCATAGGTATGAACAAATTATATAATCCCGAACTAGTCTGTCCATTGCGGTTTCTTTTTGTAACATCTGATTCATCATATAATTTTTTAAAGTTTCTACCTCCTTTATCTAACGCGTTAGATGTAGATCCCATCATACATTTACCAATAATTCTTGAACCTAATCTAAGCGTAGTTTTTGTTACACGCCAATTATTAAGAATATTATTAGGTTTTTCCCATTTACCAGATTCATCATGAACTAATAATTTTAATTTTTCACCATCATAACTATTGTCACCTGTGTTTTTCCAATCAATAGTTGTATCTAATCCTTGTAAATCTACAGCCTCACTTCCAGCCTCTATACTTCTTCTTGTAAATTTACTAGCAGGTACTCTATATGCTAACTCTGTTTTAGGTCGATCCATACCATCTTGAATCGGTTTAAAAAAGAAAGGATAATTAACTGATATAGGTACTACTTTATCTGTAAACATTTTCTTTGCATCAGGACCTGTTTTAGATAATATACCATAACGCGAGTCACTAGATATTGTTGCTAAGTTTACAACTTCTCCGGATGCCATAAAAGAGAATCCAGAACGACGGTTTTTGAGGTAGCACATTCCGTAGCATCTTGTATCTGCTTTGCAAGCTTCCCAGAATATAAAGAATAATCTATTGGCTTCTCTAAAGTCTGGTGCCCCAACATCAATTTTACTCCACTGCAAGTACATATAATGAGTGCCAGTAAGATAAGTAGGAACATCTTTATTGTAAAACCAAAAACCTTCTTCACGTCTTCTAAATTCTTCATCTATATATTCAAACCATTTTTCTTTAAAATCTTCAGGGTATTCTTTCCAATCAAAAACTGTTTTAATTCTAGATAATACTTTCGGTAATTCAGTTTTTTCCCATGTATTACTTTCAAACTTTTTAGCGTTTTCAACTTTAGGTAAAGCTATTTTTAAATTTTGTATTTCATATATTTCACCTATAACTCCATTCTTACTGATAACAACTACATCATGTTCTTTATTATAACCGTATTCCCATTTTTTATAACGGTTCATACGTTTTATAATTTTAGGTTTTATATGATTTTCTAATACTTTATATAAACTTTGCTTATACATTACTTAGATCTTCTTTCAGCAAAACCACCAAAAGTTTTTTCTTTTTTCGGTTCTTCTTTTGGTTTATCTTCTAGCATGTTTTGTTCTTCTTCAATACGTGTTAGTATTTCAAGAGCGTCAAATATAGCTAGTTTTTTTGTAGCTGCAGCATTTTTAAGTCTATCTGCGGAAATATCTGGTCCAAAATCTATAATAGGTTCTTTAGCAACTTTAATTAATTCTTTAATTGCTATTCGCCCAGCTTGGATTATATTCTTTTTCGTTTCCTTTGTACTCATACTTAATTACAATATCATTTGATTTCATACAATAAATTCTTTTACCATCAATAATAAACTCCCATTCTCTGCCAGGTTTGTAACCAACTAAGTCTCCTGGGTAAATCTTATATGCCTCTAGTTCATTATTACCTATTTTAAGTATACCAACGCATTTTTTTTCAATATCAACCGTTAGATTGTTTGTTTCTTTTATAGGCATTACAAAACATCTATTCATAAAAGGCAACCATTTATTATCTTTTTTATATAAATATATTTGATCTGGTTTACAAAAATATAAATCTTTTTTAAAATATTGACTACTATTTCTTTCTTTACCTCTTACGTCATACCATCTTCTAAATATATTATGATGTATTATTATTTCATCACCTTTTTTTATAACAGTTTTATAAGCTAAGGGTACTGAAACAACAGTAGCGTGGCGACTAACCATCTTATGATCTTCTATATTAGAATTAACAATAAGTGTTTTGTCTCCTACTTTAATTTTATTATTATACCTTTCATTTGTAGGTGTAACAATAAAGTCATATATACTGTTCATTAATATTCTAAATCATATTCTACTGAAATAGCCATGTTGGAATTAAATTTCTTCCATGGCATTACTTCAGTATTTTTTTTTATATAAATGTTATAAGAATTATCTTCTTCATCAAAACTAATACTACATATTAAATGACCACCATATACTTGTTGGCCTAAAGAATAATGCATAGCATCGTTTTTGTAATCAGCGCCAATACTGATTTTTCTTATAACTGAATCCATTATTATTTTTCTTCAGTCTTATCTTCTTCTTTTACTTCTTCGTAAGAACCATCAGTTAAGTTAATATTAACTTGACCATACTTTTCTTCTAGTTCTTTCTTAGTTACATCTAATACTTTTAAGAACTCAGCGTAAGCTTGCATGATTTCAGCTTTTTTAACTTCTAATGAACCTAGGTCTAAAACACATTGTTGTATCTTACCAGTTTGCTCTTTAACTTTAGTTAATTCTTGTTCTTCAATTTTGTTTGCTTTTTCTGCCATTTTATTAAATTTTAATTATTATTATTACTATATTTATAATTACTTGTTAAAGTTTTGTTTTACTTTTTAAATATACTACTCGCCTTTTCTGTCGTTCGACCTCCGAAATAGGCTAAGACAACCGACATCATGACCTTCTCAAAAGTATCGTTCCATAATTCATTTATATGAAAAGGTATTGTTTCTACACTATCTAGTATACCTGCAAAAGAAAATACAACAATACACCACACTAAGACTAACGGACGCACGTTTTTAGACATCCAAGAGTCTGACATAGAATCTGCTTTCCATCTTGAAGTGATAGCTTCGATTTCTTTTGTTTGTTGTTCGTAGATTATTTGTTGTAATTTTACTTTATCTTCTGCTGGAGCATCAGCTTTTGTTATTGCTTCTATTGCTTCTTTTGGTGATGTTACGCCTTGTAATACATTTCCTAATGTAGGATTTATTACAGAGGCAGCACCAAACAACAATTGTCCAACGGTTGTATCTTTAAATTTCTTTTTACTCATAATGATTCGTAAGGATCTGTTTTGTTATACGCTTCTTTTTCCCAAGGTAAATCAGGATTACCTTCAGCCATATCATCTCTTGAATATTTTTTACCTTTCCAATACACCGCATCATCATCGTACCATAAATCTCCTCTTTCCATTTGATCTAAGTGTATTTTTTCATGCTCTATTACACTTTGCTCATCACGCCCAGGTAAACCTTCAGCTACTAATATTGTACCATTTTTATTAGCTTTACCTAAACATCCTTCTTCTAACTCTCTTTCATAAATTGGAGGTTGAGGTGTAAACGGGGGTTTCATTTTAAATGCCATATTAATTTGTAAATTTTCTAGCTAACCACGATGCTACTTTGCCAGTTAAAGCTGTTGGAGCTGTAACTGTACTTGAATATACTTTTCCACCTTGGCCTCCTCCTTGATCTGCAGGTTTAGTAACATAATTATAAGCGTCTTTTACTTTATCTGTCCAACTACTTTTACCTTGACCACTAACTTGTGTTTTAACATTTGCAAGCTTATTAACTTTATATGCTTTTTGATTAAATTTGTTAGCTGTGTTTACAACATTTATAATGTTTTGACCTTTTTTTACATTTCTAATATAAGGAGCATATGTAGCCATATTTACCGCGGCATCTTTTATATTTTCTAATCCTGTTTTCTTTTCTTTTTCTGGTAAATATTTTTTATTTATTAATTGACCTCCAACAATATCTGTACCACCTCCCATTTTACCTAGTTCAGCACCAGCGTTAGAAGCACTTTGAGCCAGTACTAAAGGAGGAAGAAAATCACTAGATGTTTGTTTTGCAAAAGCTTTAGGATTTGATGTTAATTTTTCATAAGCTTCTGTATCACCTTGATTAAATGCGTTAGTTGTTTTTCTTAATCCAGTAAAAAAATCTTTGTTGTCTCCTTTTATTGATTCACTCCATTCTTTATTTTTTTCAAGACCTGGTATATATGATTTAAGATGTTCAAGAGCATACACTGGATTATTAACAGCTGTTAACATATCAACTTGCCAATTATCTCCTACATTTTTGTCAGCATAATCATGATATGCGTTTCTAAATTGAGCATTATTTTTATACATACTACCTACTTCTTCTTCACTAGACTTAGACATATCATAAGCACTTTGATTAAAAAAATCATCTGATTGTTTACTTTGAATTCTTTCTTTTCTAAGTGATTTTTCTTCGTCATTCAACGTGTCAAAGTCATCCCCATAATCAAGCTCAGCATTGGAAATATCATTGTTTTGCTCAATAATATTATCACTATCAGGACTAGTGTTTACTTCAAAACCAAAAGTTTGCTTAGGTTCTTTCTCGTAATTAGGATCCATAATGCTTTTTGAACCATTATTATTTAACGGTGACACTGCGCTCAAACGCGAAATTCCCCAATCTTGTATATAAGGCATAATTATTTATTCCAGCTCTGTGCGTTTTTAGCAAAATTAGCCATTTGCACAACATTCGTAGTGTAATCTTCTTTGTTTCTCATAACCGTGTTAGCGGCTTCTGCTACTCCCATTCCTTTACCCTCAGCCCATTTAGTAAATTTACCTCTATTTTCAGGTTTTATTGTGTTTAGAGGAGATGATTTTCTACTAAAAGGATTGTTATGTGTAAAAGCCATAATTATTTCTTTTTACCTGAAACACTACCGTGATCTAATTCAGGAATATATTTGTTTAAATCAGCACGTTGTTGCGCTATTTTTGCGTCATCTCTTTCTCTAGCAGCTTGGATACCCATAGCATGCATCATAACAGCACTACCTTCATCAGAACCATATCTACCTGGACCTTCATCAGAACCATATCTACCTGGACCTTCATCAGAAGCATATCTACCTGGTCCTTCTCCTTTGTGAGCTTCTCCTTTAGCATGCTGAACTTTGTGATAACCTCCTTGAAAATCATTTAAAGGTGAACTCATTCTTGATAAACCTTCTTTCTTTTCATCATGCTTAACGTCTTGAGCTAAGTTAGTAATATGTTTTTCATCAGCTGTTTGTTTTGCGTCTTTGTCTGCTACATGAAACTTTTGATCATCTTTAATATCTCTTTTAAGATAATCCATGTGAGCTTTATCGTCTTTAATTGCTGCTTTCACATTTGACTTTGTAATGTGAGTATGCATGTGTTTGTGTATTGGATGTCCCATTTTATTTTTTTTTAATTATTAAAAGTATGCTATCATTTTACCTGCAGTAGTTAAAGTATTTGGCGAACCACTACCCGCGCCAGCGCCTACTAAAACTTTTTGTACCATAACTGGAATTATATCTCCTGCGGGTATAGCTTCTATAAACACTAAATCACCTTGAACTGTTTCTACGTAAACATTTCCTGTTGCACCTACATATATACAAGCTCCAGGTGAGTCTTGTTCGTTAGAATCAAATATTTTATATTCTTGAACTGCTATTCCTCCTGAAAAAGGAAAAATATCAGCAGATAATAATAAAGTGTTATTATCAATAACTTGTTCTACTATTGCTACACCTGGTGCATTAATACTTGATGCTGTTATAGCGTAAATATTATATACAACCATACCAGGAGCAACTCCTTCGTTTAACACGTTACCAGCAGCGTCAAAAGTAGTTACAAAATTAGCATTAGTATCTCTTAGATAACCACTAGTATTTATTACTGATGTTGTTTTACCAGTAAATCTTGCTGTAGGTCCCGGAATATTAATTGTATCGCTAGGTGCTACCGGGATTGCGCTAGTATACGAACTTGCATTTATTATCATGATGTTTTTATTTATTCGGAAACCATGTTTTCTTCTTTTCTACCTTGGTTTTCCCTTGTTTTTTTAATTGCTTCTCTTCTTTCTTTGCCTTTTGGCTGCGTTTTTCTTATTTCTTTTCTTTGTGCTCTAGCTATTTGTCTACGTGCTCTTCTTTCTGCTATGTTTCTATCATCAACATTTAAGTCTTTATTTTTTGAAGCATCTATACTAGACAATGCTTTATTAACTAATTTGCTATCCATATCAACATTAGGTTTTACTGTAGCGGTTGGACGTAATTGATCTAATCCATCTGCTTTGATTCCTTTTACACTTTCTAAATCACCTAAAATACTATTAGTTACGTTTTTTACAATGTCATCTGGATCACCTTCTTGCTTCATTACTTTTGCAGAATCTTCTTTTGTATTAGTCGCCGCATCAAATTTAGGATCATATGTAGTAGATTTATTTTTTTCTCCTGGAGCAAGTATCATTACAGAATGCTCGTCGTTATTAGAACTAAGACTATGGTGTTCATCGTCACTAATACTATTTTCATTAAATTCTACTGGATCATAAATTTTAAGTGGACTTCTTCTTAGCGGGCTAGTTTTTCTACTTAACGGATTATTTGATTGCTTATAAGACATGATTAATAACCTGTACTTTTTAAAAGATTAATTGTTTTTTCACTTTCATTTATAGCGTTTAGTGCTTGAGCTGCTCCCACAGCGTTTCCTATTCTTTGCGTTTTGCTACCAGCACTAGCTTGTTGAAATTGATTTCCTTTTTCTTGATTTCTTTTTATCATTTTTTCTTCTTGCTTAATATAAGAATCATTTAAAGGAGACGCTTTTCTTGAAACACCAGCCATTCTTCCTTGAACTGTATCTTCGCCAGGTTTACGATTTTCATCTTCATAATCTGGTTGGTCAACACCAGCTTCTTCCATGTCAGCTAATTCTTCGTATTCTTTTGCTGGCATTGGTTGACCTACTAGTTCAATAGGTTTTTCTCCTTCATGCATACTAGTACTTCCAGCCGCTGGATCTTTTATTGAAACTACACCCGGGGATATAACTGTTGCTTCATCTTTTTTCTTAGCAAAAGGATCTACTCTTAATGGAGAAGTTTTTCTACTTATCGGATTGTTTGATTGTACATATGTCATAATTATCCTCTTTTAGCTGTTTGAGTTATTGGACCACCTATATAAGGAACTCCATCTAATTTTAATTTCATACCCTTGCATCCGCTACTAGAGCCGTATCCATGAGGTCTTCCTGCTTGATTTAAAGGTCCGTCCCATATATGAGTTTCCCCTACAATACCTACAGAATTTCTTTTTGAAGCAATCGTATGCGATTTATCTTCAATCATTTTAATTGGTGAACTGTATTTTTTCATAATTTTAAATTGTGTTGTTAGTATAATTTTTGCCCCATGTTTCTATCAAAAGAGTTTGGCATTTCTTCACCAAACATTCCACTAGCTGCTTCAACAGTGTTAGGATCAAAATTAGTTGGGTTGCTTTGAATAACATTATCTGCAACATCTCCTTGAACTGCAGTTTCATACATAGGTTCTTGAGTACCCATTTCTACTGGATCCATTGATTGTTGCTTGTCTTTCATTAAAACACCTACTTGGTTTTCTAGTTTTTTAACTCTAGCGCCAACAGCTTTTTTATTTATTAAATTAGCTGCATTTGTTAATGCGTTGCCACCCATACCTGATATAGCTGAAAATGCTCCGAATTTTAATGGACTTTTACTCATCTTTCTTTATCTTTATTTACGTTATACATTGCTTGGTACATTACCTTATCAGTATATGAATTACCAGCAACTAATTTGTTTCTTCTTTCACTCATAGGTATATCATCTAATCCTAGCATGATTCTATATATTCTACGTATTAATTGTTTACCTTTGAATGATATTTTATAAATATTGTATTTTTGAGTGGATCTATTTCTATGTCTCCAAACTTCAATCCAATTATTTTGTATTAATTTATTCCACCTTCTATTATTCCAGCTATATGTATATACACCAGCTTCAAAATCTTTTTTTGTAAATAAATCAATGCAATCTAAATAAATAATTAACTCTAACTCTGCATCAGTTAAGCCGTTGTTTTTACAAGCCCATTTGCGTATTATACGGTAATGTTTTAACAAGTTTAAATCTTTAAGATCACTTGCTTCTAGCTTTTTCATAAAACAACGACCACATTTTCTTGTCTAATGACATGATATGGTTCTTTATCTATTTCTATTCTATGAGCAGCGGCTTTATCAAAATATATTATATCATTTTTTTTAACCGCAACTATAGAGTCACCAATTTCCACAACTTTAGCTTGTTGAAACCTAACATCTTCTCTTTGTTTTTGTGTTAGTATTAAACCACCTTTTGTTTCTTGGTTTGACTCTTCAATTTTTTTTATAATCAAGTTATTTCCTATCGCCCTCATGTAATCTTATATTATTAATTATACAATCAGTTGATAATATTGTTGTTGCTACAGAAGCCGCATTTGTTAACGCGCTTTTTGTAACCAATAATGGATCAATAATTCCATTATCAATCATGTTTACCATATTTCCTGTAACCACATCAATACCAAACCCATCTTTACTAGGTATTTTTATTTCTTCAATACCTGCATTGTCTAGTATTTTTTTATAAGGTGATAATACTGCTCTCATTAACACTTTTTCACCTACATTTTCTTCTTCATTATTCAGCGCTGCGTTTAATAAAGCAATACCACCGCCAGGTACTATACCTTCTTTTATTGCGGCTTTAGTAGCACATATCGCATCTTCAACTCTATCACTTTTTTCTTTTAATTCTATTTCAGAATTAGCACCTACTTTAACAACGGCTACTTTAGCAGCTAATAACGCTAGTCTTTTTTCTAGTGCTAGTTTATATCCAGCTATTTTTTCTTTAGCTTGTTTTTCTTGTAATTCTTTTATTAACAAATGAACTGCCTCATGTATTTCTTCTACCTGAATAATTGAGTTATCTTTATTACAAGTAACTTTTTTTGCTCTACCTAAATGACTAGGATCTATTAAATCCATATCATCACCTAAATCTTCATTTATAACAGTAGCACCTGTCATTAATGCTAAATCATTTAGTTTTTCTTTTTTAGTAAACCCATACGTTGGAGCATCTACAATACAAACTTTAATGTTACCTTTCATTTTATTCATAGCTAATGCAGCTAGTACTTGAGGATCAACATCTGCTATAATAAATAAAGATTCGTTCTGTTTTATAGCATGTTCTAATACACCTTGTATTTTACGTATGTTTTCTATTTTAGATTCTACTACAAGAACTAATGGTTTTTTTAATTCAGCTATACCCTTTACTTTGTCTGTAGCAAAGTGTAAGCTTTTTAAAGGTTTATCATACTGTATACCGTCTATAATTTTAACAGACGATTCTAAGTCTTTAGATTCTTCCATGATAACAACACCTGTATCACCAACACTTTTAAAAGCACCACCAATTAATTCACCTAACTCTTTATCATTATTAGCTGATATTGTTGCTACTTGATCTATCATTTCTCCTTTAACAGGTATGCTTATTTTTTCTAAATACTTAACAACTTTTTTAACAGCAGAGTTTATACCTTGCTTTAGTTCTCTTGTATTAATATTTTCTTTAACAGCTTCTTTTAGTATTGCCTCTGCTAATACTGTAGCGGTTGTAGTACCGTCTCCTGCTTCTTCAACAGTTTTTCTTGCTGCTTCTTTTAATAACGTTGCGCCCATGTTTTCTACTGCATTAAACAATATTACTGAGTTAGCAACTGTTACACCATCTTTTGTAATAATGGGTTTACCTTGATCATCTTCTAGGATAACACACTTGCCGCTAGCCCCTAATGTGGAGCTAACAGCTTTAGTGAGTTTTTCTATCCCTTTAAATATTTGATCTTTTGCATCTTTACCGAAGTTAAGATGTTTCACAAGTTTATTGGACATAATTTAATTGTATTTAATT